CTTGCCTTACAGCATGAGGCAGAAAGAATTCAATTAGCTGATGATTTAGCAAACGAATTAATTACTCAGCAAGCACACGATGAGGCATTAAAAGGTCAAGCGAGAGAAACAGCTAACGCTTTGTCTGAAATAGATAAAAAAGCATTAGCAGATAAGCAAGCTATAGCCGATGCAAAAGCGCAAATAGACCAGCAGGTATTATCAAGTGCTTCTGCTCTTGTAGGTCAGCTTGCCAGTGCCGCAGAAGAGGGTTCTGGCGCACAAAAAGCCTTGTTTGCAATCCAGAAAGGCATTGCCATAGCAACCACTATTGTAAACACTGAACTTGCCGCTGCAACAGCATTAGCGCCCCCTCCACTTGGTCTTGGGCCAGTAGCTGGGGCTGGTTATGCTCAAGTTATTAGAGCTATGGGTTACGCCTCTGCTGGCATTATTGCTGGTACGGCTATTGCTGGAGGCCGAGCATTAGGCGGTCAAGTCAGAGGTGGTGAATCTTATCTTGTCGGTGAGCGTGGCCCAGAACTTCTTACAATGGGTACGTCAGGCCGTATAGCCACTAATGAAAACCTAAAGAATGCTGTTGGCGGTGATAACAACAATACCTCAAACGTAGTTAACGTTAACTTCTCCGTACAAGCAAACGATACTGCTGGCTTTGATCGCTTACTGCAATCTCGCAGAGGCCAGATTGTTGGCATGATAAACCAAGCAGTCAATAACCGTGGAAGGTCATCAATCGTATGAGTGGAACATATCCAGCCTCGCCAATCTTTTCTTCAGTAGGATTTAAAAGCGTTTATTACAATCTGTCTAGCCAAAGTTTATCTGGACGGACTCAGGTGCGTAACATAGGTGGGCAACGCTTTGAGTTTTCAGCTAGTTATTCTCGCTTATTACGCGCTGAATTTGCTCCTGTTTTAGCTTTTGTAATGAGTCAAAGAGGGGCAGCAGAAACGTTTAGCATTGTTTTGCCTGAAGTTAGCAGCACATCAGGTTCAGCAACAGGATCAGTTGTAACAACAAGCGACCCTTCAGTTGGCGCTAAAACCGTCAATATAAGCGGCTTAACAGGCACTTTAAAAGCAGGTGATGTTGTCAAGTTCGCTAATCACTCAAAGGTTTATATGCTTACGGCAGATCGAAGTGGTACTGGCGCTTTGGCGTTTGAGCCTGGACTAGAAACAGCGATGACAGGTACTCAAGCAGTAACTTACAATGACGTTCCTTTCTTAGTTCGACTTAATAATGACATCCAAGAATACAGCATTGGATCAGCTTCTTTAGTTGATTATGACGTTGATTTTATTGAGGCAGTTTAATGACTAGATTGATTAACTCAGCCACGCTTGCGGCTTTGGAATCTGACAGCTTTAACATTGCTACCCTTGTTCAAATAGACTTTTCATCTGTGTTAAGAATAACAGATTGGGGTAGAAGCGTTAGTGTCCTATCTAACACTTGGAATTCTAGTGCTAATTTTATCGGCATTGGCGATGTAACTGAAAGTGCTGAACTGCGTGTTAATGATTTATCGTTGACGCTATCAGGTGTCGAGCAAACGTATGTCAGTATCTTTCTGAGCAACAATTACATTGATATTCCTATCAAAGTTTACCGTGCCATTTTAAACGATGCTGATGCGCTAGTAGGTGATGCCATATTAATATTTGATGGCATTCTAACGGGCTACCAAATTCAAGATGATGAAACTGGAAGTAAAATTACTGTGCAAATGGCCTCGCATTGGAAAGACTTTGAGAAAGAAAACGGCAGACGAACCAATCACAACAGTCAGCAGTTGTATTTTGCAGGAGATGAAGGGTTTGAGTTTGCGCCCAAATCAATTAAAGATTTAAAATGGGGACGTAAATAATGGTTGCTCCTTGGGTTGTACTTGCCGCCATTTTTGTTGCATCAACCGCTGTTTCTTATGTGATGACGCAAAAGGCACAGAAGAAAGCGAAAAAAGCGGCTGATGATATGGCTGGGCTTCTCATTAACAAAGAGTCCAATATCGAGCCTATCTCCGTTATTTACGGTGTTCGTCGAGTCGGTGGCGTAAGGGTCTTTGTCTCAACCAGAGATGCAAGCGGTGGCGATCCCAACGAATTCTTGTATATCTGTTTAGTATTATGTGAAGGCGAAGTTCACTCGATCACTAACATCCACCTAGATGATATTCCAATTACCGATTCTCGCTACAGCGGCTTATATACCGTCAATGTTCACACTGGCGCAGATGATCAGCCTTACGATAACTTGCTGACAGGCGCTAATGCTGGCTGGACTTCTGCTCATAGATTGAGGGGTGTGGCCTACATAGCTATAAAGCTAAAATGGGATGCTGATGTATTTTCGGGCGTGCCTGAGATTACTGCACTGGTTAATGGCCGTAAGGTATACGATCCACGCAAAGACAGTACATCAGCAGGGTATGATTCTAGTTTAGGCGTGTCTAGTCAACGGTTCGCTACCCCCTCAACATGGACATTCTCTGAAAATCCATCGCTTTGTATAAGAGACTACTTATCTAATGAAAGGTTTGGTAAAGGATTATCTGGCGCAAAATTAGATGATGTTGCGTTTGGTGCTGCTGCAACTGATTGCGACACCAGCGTCACTTTCTACAATGGCGGTACAGTGGGCAAGATATTCCAGACAAATGCTGTATTAAAAACTGATGATACTTTGTTTGATAACATCCAAAAAATGCTTATGGGCTGCCGTGGATTCTTGCCTTACAATCAAGGCGTTTACAGCCTGAAGATTGATAAGTCAGCCAGCAGTGTTTATGCCTTTACGACAGATAATCTTATTGGTGGCATATCAATAACAGGTGAGTCTAAAGAAAATAAGTTCAACAGAGTTAATGTTAAGTTTGCTAACCCTGAACTTGATTATCAGCCTGATACAGCAACATGGCCTGACGCTGGTTCTAGTGAGGAAACCGCTTATCTTGCCGAAGATAATGGGACGCTGTTAGTTAGCGACATGGATTTGCCGACTTGTACTAATTATTATGTTGCAAGAGATTTGGCAAGAGTTATATTAAGGCGATCAAGAAATGCATTAAGAGCATCTATCCAAGCCACTAGCGAGGCATTACAGCTATCGGTAGGCGATGTTGTTACGGTTAATCATCCAACACCTAACTGGGGTAATAAGCCCTTTCAGGTTGAGGAGATAACTCTAAACTACGATGGAACTTGTAATTTAACCTTACTTGAATATGATTCAACCATTTATACCTACGATACATCAGCCGTACAAAATACTTATCCTGATACTAACTTACCCGATCCGTTTACCGTTGGCACTCCAGGCTCATTAAGTTTAACCGCAACAACAAGCGTTGCGTTAGATGGAACAATTGTCCCTCAAGTCACTATGTCATGGGGAGCAAGTACCGATTCGTTTGTTACGCAATATGACGTTCAATTCAGCACCGTTAGCCAAAGCAATGAATCCTCGTTTACGTCGATCATTACCGACAATTTAAACTATGTTATAGCGCCCATTGTATCTGGAGCAACTTACTATACAAGAGTAAGATCAATTAATTCACTTGGCGTTAAAAGTGCATTTGTAACGGCTAACATAGGGTCTGTTGGTGATACAACGGCTCCAGCATTGCCGACAAGTTTAGGCGTTACCGCTGGCTATAAAGCAATTAATTTAAAATGGACTAATCCATCAGATAAAGACTTCTCTAATGTTGAAGTGTCTAGGAAAAAAACTTCTGGGGGAACTTACGCTATTGTCGCAACTGTAGGTGGTGGTTGGGGCAAAAAAGCGGAGTTTTTAAATGGCGGTCTTGATGATGATTCTATTTATTTTTATAAACTTAGATCAGTAGATTTTAGCGGAAACAAAACAGTTGATAGCAGTAACAACCCATTATTTACGAGCGAAATAAGTGCAACCACTAACGCAGCAGCAATTAATGGCACTCCAGGCCAATCTACTTTTACGGCAACCGTATTTTTAAGAGCGTCAAGTCAGCCATCAACGCCATCAGGCGGTAGCTTTAACTTTGGAACAAATACTTTAACTGCGCCAGGATCATGGTCAATTACTGTTCCCAGTGGCACAACTCCTGTGTATCAGGCTAATTATCAATTTTCTATATCTGGCGATACTGGGACTGTTACCGCAGGAAACTGGTCAACACCCGTAATACTTGCAGAGAATGGCGATGATGGCACTAATGGGTTAAGTACGTTTGTCTTTCCCGTTTACAAGAGAGCATCTAGCACTCCTAGCACCCCCTCTGGCGGCTCATATAATTTTGGCACTAATGCAATAACAGCACCAAGCGGTTGGTCTGCGTCAGTTCCATCGGGTACCGATCCTATCTATGTATCAACGACTACAGCGCAAATTACAGGTAATACAGGCACCGACTCTTCTTTGACTTGGACATCGCCTATTTTGTTTGTACAAAACGGAACAAATGGGCAAAGTATTACAGGTGCGGCTGGCCCACGAAACGCG